TACTCAGGCGACAATACGCCGATCTACAGGGTAGATATGGAAGATGGAGTTTTAGGTAAAGCTAATAACAACGGAACTGTAATCTTAAGACAAGGCATGACGCCTGAACAAGAAGATGAAGTTATAAAACACGAGATGGTTCATATAGAGCAAATGCGATGTGGAGATCTTGATTACGATGATAAGTATGTATATTGGAAAGGTAAAAAAATACCAAGATCTAGTATGAACGAAGGGGCAAAGAATTTGCCGTGGGAAAAAGAAGCTTACGATAAAACAAAATAAAACAAAAAAAAATGGCATATAAAAAAGGACCTGCAACTTTCATGAAAGGTCAAACAAAAAATAAAGCTGTAGGATATATGGCACAAGGTTCTGCGTTTCATTTAGATCCAGATCCAGAGAAAAAAGCCGAACAATTGACTAAGAAACAAAAGTTTCAAGCAGCTGGAGCTGCTTTAGGGGAAGATGTTTCTTTCACTTTAAAAACATTTGAAGATGATGGACAATCTTTTGATCCAAGATCTGGTAGGTATATTAATGAGGTAAAATCTAAACTTAAAAATAAAAAACCTGAAGTGTATAAAGACTTATACGGTAAGTAATGCCAAAAAAAAAATTTAATGAAACTAAAGTCGGAAAGTTTATATTAGATAAGCTTCCTGGCTTTGTTTCAGGTGCATTACCGGATAAAGGCGTTTTAGGTTTTGTAAAGAATTTAATAGATAATGATCCAGCTGTAACTCCAGAAGACAAAGCGCAGATGCATAAGGAGCTTGTGCAATTATATGAGCTAGAAGTTGCAGACCGTGATTCTGCTAGAAAGCGTGAAGTTGAAAAAGCTAAAACAGGTCAGTTTGACTTAATGTTCAACCTAACTGGTATTATTGGTTTATCAGCTTTTGTTTTCATTATATACGCTATCGTATATTTACAAATACCAGAAAGTAACAAAGAAGTTTGGATTCACTTAATAGGTATATGTGAAGGTATCGTATTGTCCATATTTGGATATTTCTATGGTTCAGCCGTTAGGAAAAATAAAGAATAATAGGTAATAATAAGTAAAGTTAAATAACTTAAATTAAATTAAATGTCAAATTCAATTACAGCTGAAGAGCTTAAAACTATTAAAGAACAACAATTAGAGCTAAGCACTATTGTAAATCAGATCGGTCAATTAGAAGCAAACAAACACTCACTGCTTCATAAAATCGCTGGCATCAACGAAGGTATCGAAGATACTAAAAAACAACTAGAACAAACATACGGAGCTATCAATATTAATTTAGAAGATGGTACGTACACTGAAATCGAAAAAGAAGACGAAGGTGAATTAGCTGTAGTTAAAGCAGAAGACTAATGAGTACTGTTATAAGAAAAATCAGTATTGGTTCTGATTACAAAAATGACGCGATGCATTACGCTGTCGGCCAGCAAGTATATGGTGGCCACGAGATATCGCATATTTTGTTTGAAGATAAAGATGCTTCTTATAACATATTTATAAAGAAAAACAACGAGGTATTGCCGTGGAAGAAGTTTAACTCTAACATGGCAGTCTCTGTTGAATATGATTTAGAATATTAATGAGAAGTGTTTTTGATTTTATAGTCACGCCTGTTAAAAATAGGTATGACAATGAAGTTGATATAAATGGTAACAAACTTATAGTTAATTCTAGTATAGAAAACTTTAAGTTAATAAGTAGAAAAGCCATAGTTGTTTCTACACCATCAGCTTATTCAACACCAATAGAACAAGGTGACGAGGTTATAATACATCATAATGTATTTAGAAGATATTATAACCAAAAAGGTAAAGAGGTTGATAGTAGTAAAACACTAAACGACAATCAATACCTATGCCAATTAGATCAAATATATCTTTACAAAAATATATATCAATGGAAAACCTTAGGTGAACATTGTTTTATAATGCCAATAAAAAACACAGACGACTGGTCACAAGAAGTCGAAGTAAAAAATAAAGGTATAGTAAAGATAGGTAATAAAACCTTAAAAACTTTAGGTATAAACGAAGGTGATCTTGTTGGGTTTAAATCTAATAGAGAGTTTGAGTTTGTTATAAACAAACAAAGACTATACTGTATGCAATCAAATGATATTTTAGTTAAGTATGAGTTCAAAGGAAACGAGGAAGAATATAATCCAAGCTGGGCAAAGAGCAGTTGAGGAGTTAATAAAGGTAGCTAAAGAACCTATAGTTGATTCAGATGATGATATATCCGCTGACAGGCTTAAGAACGCAGCTGCTACTAAAAAGCTAGCTATATTCGATGCTTTTGAAATACTCGCTAGAATAGAAGAAGAAAAATCAATGCTTGACGGCGATACCAAAGAAACTAAAGAAAAAAGTTTTAAAGGTTTTGCAGAAGGTAGATCAAGATGATGTACGAGGAATCTTTAGTTAAAAGAATACAAGACCATATAAAACCTAAAGTTTTAAAAAGAAACAACAGGTATAACAAATGGAGATACGGTTATGACGTTGAGCATGATGTTATAATTATAAGCAAAGACGGAACTATAGGTGAGATAATTGAAATACAAAATCTTAAAATAGCTTTACCAAGAGAACCTGAAAACGTTTTTAGTGTTTCTAAAAAAATAGAAGAACAAAAATGGACTAAGGCAGAATATCCAAAAAAACTATCTAATATTAAAAGTGTTTTTGATTGGCAGCGTTACCCTAATAGTTTTAAAGAAGAATGGTACGATTATATAGATGAAGAATTTAAAAGACGTGAGCAAGGATATTGGTTCTATAATAAAGGTTTGGCTACTTACATTACTGGTTCTCACTATATGTACCTGCAGTGGTCCAAGATTGATGTTGGGGCAGCAGACTATAGGGAATCAAATAGATTATTCTTTATATTCTGGGAAGCTTGCAAAGCAGACGCAAGGTGCTATGGTATGTGTTACCTCAAGAACAGACGTTCTGGCTTTTCGTTCATGGCTTCCGGTGAAACTGTCAACATGGCAACCATATCAAGTGACTCACGGTTTGGAATATTGTCCAAATCTGGAGCCGATGCTAAAAAAATGTTCACAGATAAGGTTGTCCCAATATCTGTTAACTACCCGTTCTTTTTCAGGCCAATACAAGACGGTATGGATAGGCCCAAAACCGAACTCGCTTACAGAGTACCTGCTTCAAAATTAACAAGAAAGAAGCTTAATGAAGGTCAAGTTGAAGAAGAAGTTGAAGGACTTGATACTACTATTGATTGGAAAAATACAGGTGACAACAGTTATGATGGTGAAAAGTTAAAACTATTAATACACGATGAAAGTGGAAAATGGGAAAGACCTGATAACATATTAAATAACTGGAGAGTTACTAAAACAACAATGAGACTTGGTAGTAAAATTGTTGGTAAGTGTATGATGGGTTCAACTAGTAACGCTATAGAAAAAGGAGGCGGAAACTTTAAAAAATTATACTATGCCTCAGATGTTACGCAAAGAAACCGCAATGGACAGACTAGCTCAGGATTATATAGTTTGTTCATACCTATGGAATGGAACTACGAAGGATTCATTGATGCTTATGGCTTACCTGTATTCGATAAACCAAAAGACGCTGTTAGAGACCCACAAGGAGACCTTATCACAACAGGTGTTATCGAGCATTGGGAAAATGAAGTAGATGGTCTTAAAAACGACCAGGACGGTTTAAACGAATACTATAGACAGTTTCCACGTACAGAAAAGCATGCTTTTAGAGATGAAGCTAAGTTATCTTTGTTTAATTTAACTAAGATATACGAGCAAATAGATTATAACGAAGACATTAGAAATAAAACTTTAGTAACACAAGGTAATTTTCAATGGGCTGGAGGAGTTAAAGATACTACAGTTAATTTTATACCAGAAAACAATGGTAGATTTTTAGTATCTTGGATTCCACCTGCAATATTACAAAATCGTGTAATAATAAAGAATGGAGTTAAACACCCGGGTAACGAGCATATTGGTGCTTTCGGTTGTGACTCATACGATATATCAGGTACAGTAGACAATAAAGGTTCTAAAGGATCTTTGCATGGGCTTACAAAGTTCAGCATGGAAGAAGCTCCTTTTAATATGTTCTTTTTAGAATATATATCAAGACCTCCGACAGCTGAGATATTCTTTGAAGATGTACTTATGGCATTACATTTTTATGGTATGCCTATACTAGCAGAGAACAATAAGCCAAGGTTGTTGTACTATTTAAAAAGAAGAGGTTATAGAAACTTCTCTATAAATAGACCTGATAAAATATTTAACAAGCTTTCAGTCGCTGAAAAAGAAATAGGTGGTATACCTAACTCTAGCGAAGATATTAAACAGGCACACGCGGCTGCTATAGAATCTTATATAGAAGATCACGTAGGTTTAAAAGAAACTGAGTATGGTCAAATGTATTTTCAACGTACATTAGAAGACTGGGCGAAGTTTAACATAAATAATAGAACAAAGTTTGATGCGACGATAAGTTCTGGTTTAGCTATAATGGCTTGCAACAAAAACAAATACTCACCAGTGGCTGAAATAAAAAAAGAGCCAGTTAGTATTAATTTTACAAAATACGATAACACAGGTTATTCTTCAAAAATAATAAAATAAATGGTTTATACTAATGTTAATAGTTCTTTTCCAAGTCAGGTAGTACCAGACGCAGAGAAAAATACTTATGATTACGGCTTAGCCGTAGGTAGAGCTATTGAAAACGAATGGTTTAGAGGTGACAAAGGTTTAGGAGCTGGTGGTCGTTTTGGTAACAGTTGGCAAGACTTTCACAGACTTAGACTATACGCCAGGGGCGAGCAGTCAGTTGCTAAATACAAAGATGAACTATCTATTAATGGTGATTTATCTTATTTAAATTTAGACTGGAAACCAGTAGCTGTATTATCTAAGTTTGTAGATATTGTAGTAAATGGCATGACTGATAAAGGTTATAAAATAAAGTCATTTGCTTCAGATCCTTACGCTGTAAAAGAAAGAACAGCTCACGCTACTGGACTAGCTCAGGACGCTTTTGCACAACAATTAATAGAACAAGCAAAACAAAATTTAGGCATTGACGTTAAAAGAACCAACGTACCGCAAAACCAATTTCCAAAAAGTAAAGAAGAATTAGAGCTTCATATGCAGTTATCATATAAGCAAGCTATAGAAATAGCTGAAGAAGAG